AGTTTGGCATTAGCATTTCCATCTTCTGCGAGCGGCTTTACCACGTTCGCCTGTCCATCCTCTGCTTCGTGCACAGAATGATTTACGTCTACCTGCATCCTTACTTCCTGGTTTTACTTTACCAGTGACAGCAGTTTTTAATTTACTTCCAGGATTCTTAGCACGAAATGCTTTGACTCCTTTGGCTGTCATACCTGCACCTTTATCTGTTGCAATAAAGTTACCAGCCGATTTAGCAGTTGATAATTCAGATATGTATGACTGAAATCTAAGCACCAATACCTACAGCTCTTTTTATTCTATCTGTTCGCATCTTCCTTAACTCTGTTTTTTTAGCTTTATTGCTATCACGAGTTTTCATAAGGTTTATTTTATTATCAAGTTTACCTTGCTTCTTTTTAGCTCTGTCTAGTTTACCTTTTGTAGTAACTCTGCTTGCGACTCCTCGAGCTAATCTACTTACAATTGCCGGGCCCTTTTTACCAAAGAATAAACCTTCACTTGCAGCGCTTTGATTCATTACGTGATTAGGTCCTAAAGCTTTACGAAGTCTGGCAAGATCAGTTTTTACTTTTTTCTTTTCAGCATCATGTTTAGTAAGCATTGTTGGTGCCTTAGTACCCATAGTAGATATTATTTTTTTACCTAAATCGTAACGTGATATTTCGTCTACGCTTTCTTTTTTCTTCTTATCTGGATGACCTTTACCGCCATCAGCTTTATTGGCCCATACAGCTTTTCGTTGAGCATTTGATACATAGTTCTCTGCTTTACCTTTAGCTGATGGCGCTTTGGATGAATAAGCGGTCGTAGTCTTCGAGGCCGATTTCTTACCACTGCTAGGACTCCTTGCTTTAGAATATGCAGAAACAGCTCTACCTAATGCGATAGCTGCTGGAACAGCATATGGCGCGGCTCTTACTGCAAGACCAATAGCTGGTCCAATCTCTTTTACTTGACTCTGTTCTTTAAAAGATTTAATCGTCATCGTTATCTCTTTCTGATTTTAAATAATCACGTACTGAATCTATATAATCAGTTGCTTTTGTTATTTTATTCTGAACCCACTCTGGTAGATTATCATCATCACCGAGCATGTTTTCTAGTTCTTTGGCAGCAGACATCATAGTTCTTAATTGACCTTTCGCCATATCACCTTCTTGATCATATTCGGCTGGATCTTTATTATCGTTCTCACCTAAAGGAGCTTGTTTTATTCTGTCTCTAAATACATTAATCTTATCAGCCTTTGTGATTCGAGTAATAGATACTAAATCATCAGGTTGTCTTAGCTGTTTTCTCAGTTGCTTTTTAATAGTAACCGGAGATTTAGAATCAATGTACATATCAGGAAGACCTTGAATCTTTACTTCATACGAAGCTTCTTTTATATGGCGTCTAAATGATTTCATTTGATTTTTGCCTTTGTCATTCGATTTTTCTTTAGCACTGTTTTCAGTCTAGCTCTATCCATTATTTTATCATGCCTAACTGCATCTACATTTTTTTCACGGCTAAGTCTTGCTTTAGCAACATCAACTGCAGTTCGCATTGCTGGTTTTTTGGCTTCAAACTTTACAAGACCTTCGCCTGGGGTCATTGCTTTGATTTTTTTAACAGATGCATCTGTACCGTAATCGCCTAAAACAGCAGGATCAACAGCTTCTCTTGGATTATCATGTAATATGTGTGGCTCAACAGCATCTAACCATATACGTTGTTTTTTGCCATCAGTTTCTACTACAAGATAGTTAGGTCCACGACTTGCTATTTCAACAACTTCATTTGTCTCTTTAATAATAACTTGATCACCTTCTTTATATAAAACACCAGCAACATAGAGCTCTCTATTTTCTGATATTGTATTTAATGAAATGTGATGTTTCCATTCTTTAACTGGTTTAAGATTCATTCCTTTACGTACAGCATTGAATAAATCTTTTGAATTCTTATTTGAAAATGATTTTGGAAGGCCTTGAGTAAATGTTCTGAAATCGTTATCACCAGCAGATTCTCTCATTTTAGATGCTGACATACCTGCCACACCTTCTGAATCTGGATCACGCTGGCCAGCGCTTACTACATTAATACTTCTAAAGTTATAGAATCCATGGCGTAACTTTTTACCATTGTATTTTTCTAAAAGAGTCTTAAACTCTATCACACGATCTGAACCAGCAACCATCGTAATTCGTTGGTGTCCTTCGTTATAAAGAGATACAGCAACTTCAAGCATTGTCTTGAGTTTATTATTTAGGATAATCCCGCGGGCGTGCCTGGGAAACATTCTTCTTGCTGTTTTGATTTTTTCTTTATACGGTAATGGATTTTTTTTAGGATCAGTTGATTGTGAAAGGTATACACGATATGCACTACCACCAGCAGTTTTCGAAAGCTTTTCAATCAGTTTCTCATGTCCAATAGTAGGAGGATTCATTCGCCCAAAGGCAAAGAATATTTCCTTTTGTTCTTCTACTAAATATTGTGTAAATCTAGATATCATAATATACTATTTTCTTTTTCTTGCTATTTCTTTTTTACGTATATCTTTGATAGTACGCTTAACAAGTCTATTTATCTTGGTCTTAAATGCTGGTTTATCAAGTCTTTTTTCTATTTCTTTTTTACGAGCTGGACTTAAATCGGTTTTAGCAACACCTTTTGTAAGACGTTTTGTCATTGTTTTACGTGCAGCACGTTGAGCTCTCTTCTTTAAAACTTTCATACTTGCAATACGACGACCAGCTCTTTTACGACCCATTGCTAATTTAGCTTTATTTTTTCTTGCGGCACGACCACGTGCAAGACGCTGTTTCATATCAAGTGCTTCATCCATTGAAACAAAATGTGTACCTTCTTTATCACTGCCATCATTTGGACAATCACATTCAGGATCTATATTACCGTATTCACAACCGCAATCTTTGCATTGCATTTTCATTTCTTTAACAGCTTCATCTGTATTAGCTTTACGTGCAGCTTGACGAGCTTTTAAATTAGCTTTTGCTTTATCAAGACCTGCTTGAAAGTCTGCAGCTCTTTTACGTTCTGCTTCACCACTATCTTTACCCATAGAGCCTTTGGCAACACCAGATCTTTTAATCCTATTAATCAGATTAAGGTTTTCTTTTTGCTCTGCGTGATGATATCCACGAGCTTTAAATGATGGCCATTCTGTTGTAGTGATTTTAATAGGCGCATTAGATCCAGGACGAGTAACCATCATAGTAGCTGCTGCAGCTTCTTTTACAACACGACCATTTTTGTCGTATGTAACATTAGTACCTTTTTCCCATGGAGCCTTAGGCAACGTCACAGGTTTTTTAGGTTGAGAATCTGCTTTTGCAAGAGCTCGCATTTTTGGTGAAGTAATTGAATCGCCATAAGCTTCTTTAGCACCTTTTAGCATTTTTTTAGATTTATCTTTATCTACTTCTTTTGGGTTACCAGGAGCCTTTGTTGTCATCCAGCTTGGTAGTTTTCCGCCTAGAGGTTTGCCGTCGCCTGTACGAGGTTTTTTAGCAATAGCGTTAGCACTGAATGCTTCTTTAGCTTCTATGTCAAGAGTTTTTGGATAGCCTTTATCACCAGGCTTCTTAGGCGCTTTACCAGCTTTACGGCGTTTATGGATATTAGCCCATAGTCCTGCTTCGTTGGTTTCTTTATTGAAGTTACTAAAGCTTATTGGTTTTGTCATTTGGTCATCTTCCCGGTTTGTCCCATCCTTTTAGTATATCTGGCGAAAAGTTGTTGTACGAGAATTCCATTCTGTCAACGATCTTTACCGCATCACCACCAAGTCTATCTATTGCTACGTAACCCTCAGGTCCAGTTGTCTTATAACCAGTACGAGTCTTTACAAATGTATCAACATTAGATAGTCTATTGAGTATATTTATAAGTTTTAATTTCCCTAAAACTATTAATTTTTGCAAATCGAACATTAATTTTAAAGATTTTTTATTAGCTGGTGAGAAAAATTTAAGAACTTCATCACGTTTTGCGAACTGTGCAGACTTACCCTTTGGCGTCTTTCTCTTTGCTGCTTCTTTTCCAAACCTATTTTGTATATCTCGAATCAATCCATTGACATGAGATGCTGTATTACCTATGATAGCACCTTTACGAACAAATGAATTATTGTATGTTTCTATCATTTGTGCAAGTTTTTGATTAGCTTCTAACTGTCGTAGCGTAGTACCAGATATTTGATTGAATATCTTACCAGCTTGTGACAAATAACTATCAACAAGCTCTGTATCTTTCTTTGTCATTGTAAGGCTTGTCATGTCTCTTAGCATTGCATCTTGAGACCAAACGTTTCTTGACTTTTTAAACTTGCTTACATCTACACCATATGAAGCTCTCATTGATTCAAATGTTTTTCCGGTATAGGCTGTGTGCCAGACAATCCCCATTTGCGCTGATGTGATATCTTTCGCAGCCTCTGAGCCTGTGGGTACAGCATACATAATAGTGTTCGGATGAAATGTAACATACGATTGCCCTTTGATCTTTTTCTTTTTTACATCTGATTTTGAGAATAAGAAATCGCCTTGAACAACTCCTTTGATACCAAGTGCAGGTAAATACTTTAATGCTTCTTTTAACTTAGTGCTAAGATCACCAGAAGTATCAGCATCGACATCAGCTGCTGATTTGTACACTTTAGGATTTTTATTGAATATCCCTTTCTTAGCCACAAAAAACTGACCGTCACTCGGGTCAATACCAGCAAAAACAGCAGGAGCGCCGTCCCATTTAACAGACACATTTCCATCTTTTTCTCCTCCGAGCATATTTCTTAATTCACGCAGAGCGAGTATAGCTTGTCGTGTACCATTAACTCCACCGTAGATAACCTTATCTTCGATATGAGTCATGTGTGTATTCTTTTGTTCTGTTATATGTTGATTAAAACTTTCCATTATCTATCCGTTGCAATCTGAAACATTAAATCTCCGGCTTCTACAATATTTCTAAAGTATGCCCTATATACTTTTTCTCCTTGAAACTTAGTGGCTTCTGCAGAGTACTTTCCTCTAATACGAATTAGTCTGGCTTTAGCACTTGATGAATTGCCTATACTAGGATCGTATATATTAACAATTGGATCGGTTAGTCTACTATATTCAACTTTTAAATTAGGAATAAATGCTAGCATATTTTCTTGAAATTGTTTCCCAAATTTTGCACGTTTAAATGATCCACCAGCAGTAAGTTTAACAAGTTCTATATTTGGATCATCTAAAGTTGCACTAAATCTAATAAAAGAAGCAAGTCCATTAATTAAGTTATTGTCAGAATTTTTAAATCCTATTTGTAATTGCTTTGTTGCAATTTTATATGCTTCTGATGCAGCAAGTCTAAGATTGTTTTTCACATCGCTATTATTTATTAAAGATCTACTTGAAAAACGGGTTTCTAAATTAATCCTTTTAAAATATTTGTCATAACTAGGTTTAGCTTTAGCAACATCTATACCTAGCTTGCCCCAAAGTGTTACTTGTTTTTCGAAAGTAACACCAGCTACCTGAGCAAATTGTTCTCCGCCTGAAACTTTTAATGATAATTGATTAACTGTTTGCTTACCATCAATTTCTAATTTAATATCAGCTTTTGTTCCTTTTTGATCACCTGTACCATCCGCATTAATAAAAATATCATTATACTTCTGATTTGTAAACAGCACCGATGCTTGTAAACCCAGTCTTCTATCTGAATTAACATACTTAATAGCTGAATTAAATAAGTCTCTAACAGCTGGCCAATTTGAAGGCGCTGACATAAATTTCCAATCCTTTGCCGGAACAGCTACTGCAAATCGTATTTTATCTGAAACATTTGTCTCGCGAGAAGTTCTATCTGCCCTACTAAGTATTACTTTATTATCTCCGATTATTTTTCTTAGAATTTCAGTGACCATATTATATGTCACAACAGATACTGGAGCTGTATGGAACTTAGCGGTGACTGCTGCTCCTAAAATAACTTCTGCAATATTACCTCTGTTTGCATCTATAGTCATATTATACCCTTTCACTCTTATTTATAATAAAAAAAGGCCGGACAAACCGGCCTCTGAAAGGTATTATTAACCGAATACTTTAGCAATATCGGCGCTGACATGTTTAAGTGGTCTAAAGTCATCACCACCATCATCATATAAATCGTAGTCTATTACTTCTGCCGGCCATTCGATAGAAAAACCAGGTTGGTTCAAACATAACTTTTCAGCAACAAATGCCATTGCATTCGTGTGGCTGTCTACATCATGAACTAAGTAGTCCGATCCGAACTTCATTTTCCAGGCTTCTTTTCCTTCGACCCAGCCGTAGTTTTCCATGTATTGGGTTTTAACAACGTATTTCATAATAATATCCTTTTCAATCTGATAGGTATATTATAGCACAATACATATGATATGTACACAGTTAATTTGTATATTAGGGATTTTTAATGGGACTGTAACTTTTATGTTACAGTCCTTTATCTTGTAGTTCTTTTTCTAATATATCAGTAAGCTTTTTTGCTTCTTTTACTCGCTCAATCATTGCTTCATTGAGACCACTGATAATGTCGAGGACGCGGTTAAGTTTAACCGACGTCACTCTATCTTCTGAAGTTAAATAATCAGGCCTAAGCTGCATTCGCATACTCTACAGCTTTATTGGCTGCAGTAACTTTGCGGGCTTGATTATAACCGAACCATTGATTATGCAATCTGTTTTCAGCGCTATTGCCTTGAACGTGATCAGTTACATAAGTTACTGAGTTCAGAGCTTGCCACCATGAACCTTCGGCAAAGTGTGCACCAGGTTGTACTTCAAGAGCATCATAGCAAAGTTTAGCATTCTTAGATAAATCACTATATGCAACGACTGGTTCTTTGTCACCAGTTTTACGTGAAGTACTTGGAAACACATCATTGTAATATTGAATAAGAGATTCTGCTGTCACTCTTTTAGAACCAAGATGTAAAGCCATTTCTTTGTATTGAGCAAATTTCTCATGTGCAAGACCGAGAGTTTCTTTTACTCCGTCTGCGTCGAATGCAACTCTATGGTTTTTCTTAGTAGCCCTAGAAGATGCTGTATCAAGTGACAAAGTCAGAGTGTTATTACATACTACACGAATAGGTGTAAAACGAATATCGATTGCTTTACCATATTGATGTGGATTTGAGAATAACAAAAATGATTCGATTGTGTCTTCACCGAAGATATCAAATGACTCTTTTACTTTTGCCAAAGCCCATACCATTTGACCGCCTTTAAGTGAACCAGCAGTATGCATTTCCATATCGCCTGACAATACAAATTCATTAAAGAAACCAAAGGCATCTTGATTTTGTACTGGATGCCAGCCTTCACCAACGTTTGTGAGTATTTTAGAGTCAGAAGATCTTACAAGAGACTTTTGACCTGTTGGGATTTGTGTACCATTATGCTCTACGAATGATGGTATTTCATCTACAGTCCAATCAAGACCAGCTTTTTCAAGCATCATTGCCGGAGTTAATTCATTTGAGACTTTTGTGCCAAGACCATGCCATGGTAATTCACCGGCATACGCCATTGTTTCTACTTCATGTGCCATTATTGATTGCTCCTATAAATTAAATCGATTGTCATTATAAGCACTACGCCTGCACAAAAACCTATTGTTAAAAATATCATATTTTCTATTATCATCATATATCCTTTTTTTATCTGATAGGTTTATTATAACATAGTTCTTATCATATGTACACAGTTAATTTACATTTTATTTGTATGTAACAAAAATGTTACACATAATCTAATAGCCTTTTTTCTAGTTCTACAATGTACCTTTTATGTTTTTTTTCAAGGCTGTTTATATGCTTATTTTCTCCGATTATTAAACTACCCCATATCGATCTATTTAATTTTTGACTTGCAGTTTCCATAAACTTAAAAATTGAATAAGGATGGTGAAATCCAAATTGATCAAGGTCAATAATATAAACCTTGCCATCTTCTGTTATGATAAGATTATCGCAATGCATATCATCACAGAATAACTGATAATTGACAAGCGGACCGTCGTTTTCTTTAAAGGCTTTTGTATGTGTAGTCAGCTCTCGCATGAAATCATTTATATCGTGCATAAGTTTGAGAGCGAATGCAGGATCTCTGGTTTTTTGTACGTATTTTTCTAAAGGCATTCCTTCAATACGTTCGCATGTATATGTTTCATTATCATATGATATGAGTTTAGGAATCATTGGATGATTCATATTCTCTAATATCTGCAATGGATGAATATGGTCTGTAGGGAAATGACTCCAGTTATTTTTCATTATTTTTTTAAATGAGTTCATTTAATAACTGTTCTTCTAGTTCAGCGATACGTTTTTTATATGAATTTTTTATATTTTC